GCCTTATTCTGTGAACTCTGTACACCAAATACAATCATCAAAATAACTGCTAATACTCCTACGCCAATAATTACTGGCACTTTCCAATTTGTGTTCTTCATTTAAAATCTCCTTTATATGTAATATTTTTATTAGTTACATTGTAATATTCTCTTATTTGTTGGGATTCCCATAGCCGAATGGCTTAGATATGATTAAAAATTTTCGAATGAAAGATTGGTTTACTGCGAAACCACTACTTACTCTTCTTTACAGAAGCATTATTAACTGACTTCTGAATGTTCTTCATAAGCTGAATATTATCGTTAATCATAAGTGCTAATGCCTGATCCTCTGTAAAACCAACACTTACATATGCATCAAACATATTCTTCTTGGTTCTCGCCTGAATTGCAGGATATTCAGTATTCTCAGAATAATCCTTTGCAATAATCATGAGTTCCTTCAGAACATCATATACAGGCTCTTTATACTTTGTAATGTATGTCTTTACTACCTCTCCTAAATTTTCTGGGTTCTCTGCTAATAATCTTAAAATTGTTTCCATGTTTAATATTCTCCTTTATAATTTTTATTTTTCAAATGATATGTTGCTTTACTGTGAAGTTACTTAAAGTCAAAGGAATCCTGAATTTACTTACAATTTCCAAGTCCAACTTTATAATCGTCTTTTACATCAATGGTTACTTCTCTTGCTTTAATAACATCTCTTTCAAGTAATAATCTATTCGCCATTTTAATATTCTCCATTTCTACATATATAAATGATATTTTCTTCCAATCTGGTCAATAATCTCGCTGTCCATTGGTCTAAAACCAATTACAGTAAGTGTTCTACCATCTTCTTCAGGCTCTAATTCGGTGTGGC